GTATGGCCGTAGTATCCATCAGTCGAATTCAAGTTCGCAGAGGACAAAAGAACACAGGTAGTGGATTGCCGCAACTAGCAAGCGGAGAGTTTGGCTGGGCTGTTGACTCACAGGAATTATACATTGGTAACGGAGCAGTTAGTGAAGGGTCGCCATTTGTAGGCAACACTAAAATGTTAAGCCAACATGATAACCTATTTGAGTTTGCAAACACTTATTCCTATAAGAAGAGCTTAAATGTACAAACAGGTGCGTCAGCAAATTCTCCTATACTACGCACGTTACAAGCTAGACTAGATGATACAATAAGTATTCGTTCTTTTGGTGCAAACGGCGATGGCACTAACCAAACAGTAGCATTACAACGTGCAATTGACCAGTTATACTTAAATGCATCAAACAAAGGCACAACACAAGCTCGTGTAGAACTTATACTTGAAGCAGGTGAGTACACTGTTACTGGTACAATTCATCTACCACCTTACACTACAATAAGAGGCGCTGGCGCAGATAAAACTATTATTAATGCAGGTAATCATTCTGTATTTGAAACTGTAAACGAAACAAGTACTCCAGGTGTATATTCAACAGATGCAACTAGTACAACATTAAACCAAGCAAGAAATATTAAGTTATCAGGGATGACTATTACAACTACTAGAGGACCGGTATTAAGTCTTAAAAGTTGTAAAAATAGTGTATTTGAAGATCTAATAATAAGTGGAGCTTATACTTTCGGCAGCGCGGTTGATGGCGAAAGTGACGGGATTCGATTAACCTCTCTAAGTACAGCAGTCAGCTCAAACGGTAACTTATTTAAAAATGTTACTATAAAAAACTGTGTTACTGGAATAAAATCAGACAACGACATAAAAGACAATACATGGACAAACTGTACATTTGATACTTTATGGCAAGGATTTGCATTTGGATTTAATTCAGTCCTGGGCACAAGTGGTATGTTAACAGGTCCTATTAATAATAAAATAACTGAAAGTAAATTTGATAACATATACGGTACTGCACTTACAGTCGCCAATGGCACAGACAACATTAGTAAAAACAATAAATTCCACAATATCGGTAACCACAGCGGCTCAGCACTAAATGCAACAACTCCAGTAATTAAATTTGTAGACATTAGAAACATAAGTGACGGTGATTGGTTCCAACGTAGCAAAGAATTAGGATATACAGAAGAATATAAAATTGGCGTAGTTTATCACCCAGAAGTAAAAGGTCCGACTATTACAGATTTTAGTACGACACACCAGATTACAATAGGACAGTCCGGCGAATACATTAAATTATTTAGACTTCCTGCAGATGTTGCTAAAGGATATGAAATAGACTACGTGTACAAAAGTAGTCATATAGCAGCGTCAAGAACAGGAACAATGGTAATTGTTGTAGATCCTACAAATGATACAGTTAACTTCTCAGATGACTACAACTATACTGGCAGTAACACATATGCAGAAAATTTAAAATTTAAAGCACAAACTTATGACGAAGATGGTGATTTAACGGTTGACACATTAGCCATCATGATGTTAAACTTAACTAGTAGCGATAATGCTACATTGTATTACAAAGTGAAAACGAAATCGTAAACAAAATGACAAATTGATGTTCCAAAAAAGATACGAAGACAGGCTTATTGTCTGGCGACAGTTCCGTAACGGTTTAGAATCTGCTCAAGATCCAATACAAGAAGCAATAGACTATTATAATCAGATACCTTCATGTTTGATTGCAGCAGATCCTTTTACTCCAAGTAGTTGGCCAACAGCGTGGGAAATAGTTGAAGAAAATAATTATTGCCCGTTTGTTAAGATTCTCGCAATTTGTTACACCTTACAGTTAACTGATGTGTTATCCAAGGCAGTATATAAGATACATATTACACGAGACAATAAAAAGTCAGCAACATATTACCTACTTTATGTTGACGATAATGTGATTGGGTTTGATACAGAAACGTATGTACATAGGTCCAAGTTGCCTAATACATTGCGTTCTGAACTAGTACACACACTGCCGTCACAATAATAAATACCTAACTAATTAGAACAATTTAAAAGGATAGAAACATGATTCAAGTTACCAAACGTGATGGCGACAAAGAACTTCTAGACATTGATAAATTACACAAAGTTGTATTTTATGCCTGCGAAAATATTACAGGAGTTAGCCCAAGCGAAGTAGAACTTAAAAGTCAAATTCAGTTCTACAACGGAGTAACTAGTAAAGAAATTCAAGAAACATTAATTAAAGCTGCTGCTGATCTTATCAGTGCAGAAACTCCTAACTATCAATATGTAGGTGGACGCCTTGTTAACTATGCACTACGAAAAGAAGTGTACGGCGGCTTTGAACCTTGGCATATTAAGAAATTAGTAGAGAAGAATACCGAAGCAGGATTTTACGACGCAGAACTTATTACAAAATACACAGACGAAGAATGGAATAAGATTAATACATTCATTAAGCATGATCGAGATGATGAATTAACATATGTTGCAATGGAACAGCTTCGTGGCAAGTATCTATGTCAAAATAGAGTAAGCGGCGAAATCTTCGAAACACCGCAGATGTGCTACATTCTTATTGCAGCAAGCTTGTTTCAAGACTATCCAATAGAGACCCGTTTGCAGTGGGTCAAGGAATATTACGATGCTATTAGTTTACACGACATTAGTTTACCTACTCCTGTTATGGCTGGTGTGCGTACCCCGCAGCGTCAGTTCAGTTCGTGCGTACTCATTGAAACTGATGACAGTCTTGACAGCATTAACGCTACTGCTGCCGCTGTTGTTAAGTACGTAAGTCAGAAAGCAGGGATTGGTATTGGTGGAGGAAGCATACGTGCTATCGGCTCTCCAATACGTAAAGGCGATGCTTATCACACAGGAATTATTCCCTTCTACAAGCACTTCCAGTCAGCAGTTAAGTCATGTAGCCAAGGTGGTGTACGTGGCGGAGCAGCAACTATATACTACCCTGTATGGCACCTCGAAGTAGAAGACATGCTAGTGTTAAAGAACAACAAAGGGACCGAAGAGAACCGTGTACGACACATGGACTACGGTGTACAGTTTAACAAGTTGATGTATGAAAGACTAGTAACCGGAGGAGACATAACTTTGTTCTCGCCTGCAGACGTTCCTGGATTATATGATGCATTTTTTGCAGACCAAGATAAGTTCCGTGAACTATACGAACGTGCAGAACGTAATACAAAAGTGCGTAAGAAAACTATTGCAGCAAGTGAACTGTTCAGTAGCTTTATGGAAGAGCGTAAGAACACAGGACGTATTTACTTGCAGAATGTAGACAATGCTAATGACCATGGTGCATTCCTTCCAGAGCTTGCGCCTATTAAACAGAGCAACTTATGTGCAGAGATTACATTACCAACAAAGCCTCTAAAAGACTTGAGCGACCCAGAAGGTGAGATTAGCCTATGCACACTAAGTGCAATTAATTGGGGCAACATTCGTAATCCAGTAGACTTTGAGCGTGTATGTCGTTTAGCAGTACGTGGACTAGATGCACTATTAAGTTATCAAAACTATCCAATCCTAGCAGCACAGTTATCTACAGAGAAGCGCCGTCCTTTAGGCGTTGGCATTATTAACTTCGCATACTGGTTAGCAAAACATGATCTAACGTACCAGCACATTGATGCAGACGGGCTTGCACTTGTAGACGAGTGGGCAGAAGCATGGTCGTACTACTTAATTAAAGCAAGTGCTGACTTAGCAGTAGAATTTGGTGCGCCAAGTGGCAACATGGAAACAAAGTACGGACATGGTATTACACCTAACCAAACATACAAGAAAGACTTAGATGAGTTAGTGCCGCATGTAGAACGCATGGATTGGAAAGGGTTGCGTGAGCAACTAAAAGATACAGGCATTCGTAACAGTACGCTAATGGCCCTTATGCCAGCTGAGACTAGCGCACAGATTGCTAACGCTACAAACGGAATAGAGCCGCCGCGTAGTTTAATTAGTATCAAGCAGAGCAAGCATGGTGTACTAAAGCAAGTTGTTCCTGAGTACAAACGTTTAAAGAACAAGTATGACCTACTATGGGATCAACAGTCACCAGAAGGTTATATTAAGATTATGGCTGTTCTGCAGAAGTACATTGACCAAGGCATTAGTGTTAATACTAGCTACAATCCAATCTACTTTGAAGATGAAAAGATTCCAATGAGCACAATGTTGCAGCATCTTTTAATGTTCTACAAGCTAGGCGGCAAGCAGTTGTACTACTTCAACACCAATGACGGACAAGGCGAAGTTGATGTTAACAAAATGATGGGCGAACTTGAAGTCGTTGAAGTAGACGATGAAGATTGTGAGAGTTGTCACATTTAACACTTGACATGCCCTTCGGGGCATGTTATAGTAATACTATACACATACACAAGGGTAAGAGATATACATGAGCGTTTTTAACACTGAAAATAAAGCAGACCACACTAAAGTATTAGCATTCCTAGATCCAACAGGTGGGCCTACGATTCAGCGTTATGACACGCTAAAGTATAAAAGTTTTGATGGACTTACAGACAAGCAATTAGGATTCTTTTGGCGTCCTGAAGAAGTCGATGTGACCAAAGATAGCAAGGACTTTAAGGCACTTAGTGACCATGAGCGTCACATCTTTACAAGTAACTTGAAGCGTCAAATCCTACTAGATAGTGTACAAGGTCGTGCGCCAGTAGAAGCGTTTAGTCCTATTGTAAGCTTGCCAGAGATTGAGAATTGGATCACAACATGGACATTCTCAGAAACAATCCACTCACGCTCATACACACACATCATTCGTAACGTGTACAGCAATCCTAGTAAAATCTTTGACGAGATGCTAGACATTGCAGAGATTGCTGATTGTGCTGGAGACATTAGTAAGTACTACGATGACCTTATTGAAACTACTCGCTGGTACAAGTTGCTAGGCGAAGGCACACATACAGTTAATGGCAAGAAGATTACAGTTGACATGTATGAACTAAAGAAATTGCTGTGGCTTACACTAATGAGTGTTAACATTCTAGAAGGTGTACGCTTTTATGTTTCATTTGCATGTAGTTGGGCGTTTGCAGAAATGAAGCAAATGGAAGGCAATGCTAAGATTATTAAGCTTATTGCTCGCGACGAGAACTTGCACTTAGCAAGTACACAGATGTTGCTTAAAGTACTCAAGAAAGATGATCCAGATTATATAAAGATTGCAGAAGAAACAGAAGAAGCATGTATTCAGATGTTTGTTGATGCAGTTGATCAAGAGAAGGCTTGGGCAGAGTATTTGTTTAAGGATGGATCAATGATTGGTCTTAACACTGAGTTGTTGAGCGGATACATTGAATGGATTTGCACACGAAGGATGACTAATGTAAATCTAAAAAGTCCATACCAAACGAAGACTAACCCGTTACCTTGGACACAGAAATGGATTAGTGGTAGCGAAGTACAAGTTGCTCCACAAGAAACAGAAATTACATCATACGTCAGCGGTGGCACCAAACAAGATGTATCAACAGACACTTTTAAAGGATTTAGTTTATGATAGAAATTTACGGCAAACCGCAATGTCCTTTTTGTGATATGGCAAAGCGGTTATGCGAAGCAAGACAGTTGCCATTCAAGTACTTCCAACTTGGTACAGACTTTACCCGTGACGAGGTACTTGAAAAGTTTCCAGGAGCACGTACCTTCCCACAAATTACAGTACACGGAACAAAGATTGGTGGCTACGATAAACTAGGCACATACTTAGAAGAAACTAACTATAACGGAACAGGATACTCACTATAATGTTGATTGAATCATCATACAAAGACGGAGACGTAGTGTCTCTAAAATTAAGTTCAGGCGAAGAAATTGTTGCCCGGCTAGATAGCGAAACTCCAAAAGAGTACACACTAAAAAAGCCTATGGTATTAATCATGCAAAAAGAAGGCTTAGGTCTAGCACCATACATGTATAGTGTTAAGCCTACTTCAAAATTTAATATCCTAGTGAACAGTGTGAGCTGTATTGCTAAAACAGAAACTGATATTGCAGACCAATACACAGCGACTACTAGTGGTATCCAATTACAGCCTTAATACTAGGATAAATATAGTAGTATAATACGAGGAACGTAAATGTCATTAGCAGGCGCAAATAAATATCTAGAATCTGCCAGCGCAGGTAAAACTACAGTCAACCATACAGATAGTGATACTGACACTGACCCGGGTTCTGCGCCAGCACCTGCCGACCATGTACACGTTGATTTTGATATTGCACACAAAGCATGTCTTGCTGAGATTGCAACACTATTTGAAAACATACAAGTAGACTTGCGGATTATTACAGACAGAGGCGATGACAGAGCTAAAGGCATGTATCAACGCGAAGCTGACACAGTTGCAAACAATCCAGCTAACATAGCAGCCGCAGCCAAAGCATATGTTGATTTAGAGCAGTCTGCAATACTTGGCATGGTTAATGCAGAAGTAGGCAATCCAACTAACTTAGGTAACACTACTCCGGCTAACTACAACGCAATTCGAAATAATACAACACTACCAGGTGGCTTTAGTGGCGGCGGTCCAGCTAACAGACAATCAGCAGGCTACGGTGGTAATGCTGGCGCATTTGTAGGTGAGGATGGTAATACTTACGAAGAACTTAACTTACCATTATCACAAATAGTAACAGCAGCAGGTTCTGCTGCTGGAGTTGTATCTTACGCAATAGCAGGTAAGCAACGTAACTTAACACTCCAATCTGAACTATACAATATACTAGAGTCAGCAGCAGCTACAGCCAAAGTTGATGTGTTAATCACATCAGGTGGACAAGTACCTGTATCCGAAGGTGGCATTAAAGGTGTCAATAGGATAGGCTCTAATAGACACGACAAAGGCTACGCAGCAGATGTACAAGTATTCACTGGACAAGGTCTTGATAAGAAACAACTAAAGGTTACTAATACAGCAGACCTTCCTATCATGCTTAAATTTTGTCAAGCAGCAGAAGCAGCAGGAGCAACATCAATTGGTATAGGTAACGGCTATATGAAAAACACAGGAATACATATAGACATTGCTTGGAAAGGTCAACAAGCAGGTGTTATTAGTGGAATTAGTCCGTGGAGATACTGGAGCGGTACAAAAGCAAGTCGCTTCACAGCTACAACATATATCAAAGATTTAATGACAACGGAGGCTAACGTATAATGCCAGAATCTACCGACACAGATTATTTACATTTAGACATGACTCCGGAATACAACCGGATTATTACAGCACTAACAGGTATACGAGACGATATTAGATTGCTGCAAAAATTACAATCAGATCCTGAGTCAGGCATAGCTACTAACCATGTACTAAACGACTTCCAAAGAGCATTACTTGCAGTAACTATGAGTTCGGCAGTAGGTAACACAGCTTCAGCAGTTGCAAATACAGTCATAAGTGGTAATGCTACTAACGGCGGTGGCACAGCAGCAGCAAGCGGCGAGAGCAATGCAGACCTAACAGCAGAAAGAACAACAATACTTGCTGCATTAGGCGCTACAGAAGATCCAGCAGACTTAAAAGTATTAATACGAGTAAGTGGACAATACTATTGGGAAGCAGCAGGAACACCTGGTCCAGATGATGGCTTGCGTGGACCAGCAAAAACAGTAGTACCATTTGCACTAGGCGAACAACTAGGCTTTGATAATGAATCAACTGGACTTATTGTTGCAGGTGCACCTCCAGGACCGCCAGATGGTATTCCAAATGCATCATCACCAAGAAAGCGTTGGCCGTTTGCAAGACCAGTAGGGCAAACTGCTTCACAAAATGCAAACCCATCTGCAAACTTAATTGATCCAGCTACTGGTAAAGTAATTGCGCAAACAGCAGCAAGTATTAAAACAGCAAATGCCGCAGCAGCAACGTCGGCACCAGCTACTGACTACGGAGCACAATAATGCCAGCAGTAACACATAGTAACAGTCCATTTGCGTCTAATGTATTTGTAAATGGAGGACCAACTCTAGGCGGAGCAATAGCATCTGCTTTAGGTATAGAAGATACAGTTGGAATATCGGATGCACAGGCAGATGCAATACTTGCAGGCCAAGCAGACTTATTAGCTATCGGTGAAGACCCAGAGACATACGAAGCACTTGAACAGTTCGGCGGTGGCACAGAAGATGGAACTAGTCCGATAACAGGAGAAACTGGAGCTATGGCAGCACCTGGCTCAGACGCAGCAATAGGAGCAGACGCCTTAGAAGATCAAGAGATTGAAAGTCCTACATCAGAATGGGTTATAGCCTTACCTGGCGTTAATACTAGAGTACGTCCTGAAGCTTGGGATATGATAGTTGCATTTGCAAAAAGCGTAGGTCGTCCAGTCACACTAAACAGCGCATACCGCTCACCTGAATACAATCGAAAGGTTGGCGGCGCAAAGAAAAGTATGCATACACAGCGCAAAGCTATGGATGTACAATGGGGGACAACTAGTGTTCAAGGACGAATGGATATGATTCAAAAGGCAGTCGATGCAGGATTTACTGGTATTGGATGCTATAACAATTTTATGCATGTTGACATTGGGACTAAGCGTCATTGGGGGCCAAACGGCAGCTATACCGGGCAATTTGCACAATATAAGCCTGTTTTAAAAGCTAACGGCTTTGCTAACGCCTAATTAATGGTTGACATTCTTATCTTTCTATGTTATTATATATACATAATATAAACTTAGGCAGGAATGAGGCAGTATGAGAACAGATTTAAACAAGGTAATACTAACAGATGCAGACGGAGTTTTGCTCAACTGGGAGTACGCTTTTACATGTTGGATGCAACAGCACGGGCACACACAAGTTGAAGGCGGCAATGTGATGTATAACATTGGCGAGCGATTTAACATTTCTAACAATCAGGGACACAAATTAATTAAGACTTTTAACGAAAGTGCAGCAATGGGATTCCTCCCAGCATTGCGTGACGCTATGTATTATGTTAAAAGGTTACACGAAGAGCATGGATATGTATTCCGTTGCATTACATCTTTATCTTTAGATGATAACGCAGGGCAACTTCGTTTGATGAACTTAGAAAAACTGTTTGGAAAAACAGCTTTCGAAGAGCTAGTTTGTTTAGATACAGGCGCAGACAAGGACGAAGCCTTGGCACCGTATAAAGATACAGGATTGTATTGGATCGAAGACAAGCTAGAAAACGCAGTAGTTGGACATAACTTAGGTTTGTCAGCAATACTGATTGAGCATGGATTTAACATGCACTACACACTTCCAAAAGGTATGACTAAGGTAGTTAACTGGAAGGAAATATATAATCATATTACAGGAGAAAATATATGAGCGAATTAACACAACACGAACAAATTGTACAAGCGTTTAACAACTATCTAGTTGAGCACGAAGCATGGGAATCAAAGTCTGTTAAAGCAGCAGCAACCCGCGCCCGTGGAGCACTTGGTGACTTAGGCAAGCTGACAAAAGGCCGCCGAGCAGAGATCCAAGAACGCAAAAATAATATGTGAGGTTATGTCATATGTGGGAATTTTGGTGTAAAGCCATAGGACAAAAAGCATATGACGATGATGACAGAGCAGACGCAGTAGCACTCATACGAACAGCTTGGGTGTTACTGCATGTTACAACATGCTCGATGATAATCGTTGGCAACGGAAGACTATTAGGATTTTGGTAAAGTGTCAAATAAGTCTTACAGGGCTCCTCAAAAGCCTAAACAATATCAACCGCGTATCGAACGAGAGAAATCTTTCAAGATACGCAACCCAACTAGTAAAAAATTAAAACCAAAACATATAAAGGAGTTTTACGATAATGAATCCATCTCCACGTGAAGAAGATAACGAAGCTAAAAAAGCTATGGAAGAGTTCCTAGCCAAAGGCGGCGTCATAGAACAGATCCCCTACGGTAAGCGTAGCGAAAATCTAGAAACAACTGGAGGCTTTTACGGACGCAAGAAGAAGCCAAAGCAAGAAGAACCCAAAACTGACTAATGTTAGCGCACCAACAGTAAGTAAGGTGTAAATACATTATGAAAGACTTCGCACACCAATCTGATAACTATACTAGAAACCTAAACTCGTACAGTAATTTTGTTCCTTGTGATTTTAAAGAAGCAAACTTTATGTTCTGGCAAGTTAAAGGACATCTCATTCCTAGAGAATACTCAAACGAGGAAGTTATAAGTATGTACGATAGCTACTTTAAACGTCTCTGGGGTAACAATGAATCAAGATCAAGTTGTGCTGATGACTTCACAAAAGCTTGGGAGAAAGAATATGGTCGGCAATAAACTACAAAAATTAAGTAACACAGATTTAGACTTTATGCTAAAGCTTGTACAAAAAGAGTTCTCGTTAGCAGTAGGCAAATCGACACAACAACGCGCTCACTCCTACGGTAATACACATATAGAATTAAAGATAGATTGCTTGCGCAGACTTATGGAAGCAATTAAAGGTCAGCAAATGCTTGACAAAACCCTAGCAGTAAAATGGTAACATATGAAATGTAAACTTGGCGACTATGCTCGTATTATTCATTCAGTTAATCCAGACAACATCGGAAGAGTTGTAAAGGTAGCTGAATACATTGGTAGATTTGAACAGAAGGAACAATTTGAATTTAGAGGCATGCCATGCGAATGCCCAGTAACAGATCATTTCTGGTGGATAGACGGAGACGACATTACGATACTGTTCGGCCCAAGTCCTAAAGCATACATTGCTGATACATGGCTAGAACCTATCCGTCCAGAATCTAAAAAAACAAAGACAAAAGCAGAAAAAGAACTTGACATGTTTAGTTAAACGTGTTATAAATAGTATGTAACGTTGAAACAAGTTGAACGGCGAGCAAGACCCGGGTTCGAATCCCGGCTACTCCACCATAAGCACATCCTGGAAGAGCAGGTTGGTTACAAGTTGAAGGGTGTGTTTATGATGGGGTAGAGTTGGGATCGATTGGCGAACTATTAGATGAGTGGAGTTACCCGGATGTAAGCACGGTTATCGCGAACGAAAACTATAAACGCAAATGAAAATTTCGCATTAGCAGCCTAAGGGCTTCTACGAAGTAGTTATACTTTGTTACCAAAAATAGCAGGAAA